TCAGAGCGAGACGCTCTCATCGATGGAGTCGCTACAAGTCAGTCAGAGCGAGACGCTCTCATCGATGGAGTCGCTACAAGTCAGTCAGAGCGAGACGCTCTCATCGATGGAGTCGCTACAAGTCAGTCAGAGCGAGACGCTCTCATCGATGGAGTCGCTGATAATAGACAGTCTGGTGAGCGAGACGCTTTAATCACAGGTCAAGGACTTAATCCTTACTGTCCTAAAGATTCGCCGTTTGCAAATAAGATATCTCCCTATAGTACATTCGACAAAAGAAACTGTTAATAATCATGTATAATAAATCATATGGCTAAAGGATATACAACCGAGGCAAAAATCGAGAATTATATTCTCACTGATATTGATCCGAGTTATGCGGATACTGTCACTGAGATTATTGAGGGTGTCGAGGATCTAATCGATATGGAGACCGGGCGTAACTTTATCGCTGACGCTGACGCTACTCCTCGTCTCTTTAGTGGTCAAGGAGATCGAGCTCTCATCATCGATGACGCTATCGATATCTCTTTAGTCGAGGTCGGGACGGATGACTTTGGAGGATCGTTTATTACGATCGGTAACTCTGGGAGTAATCGATATTTTACTGAGCCGTCTAATCATGTCGCTAAGAAAAAGCCGATCACTAAGCTACTCCTCCGGGACCGTACCTTTACGGCTGGGGTGCAAAATCATCGTATCACTGGTAAATGGGGATACTCTGAGGAGGTACCAAGTAATATCTCTTTTGCGGCTACAGTGTTTGTCGCTGGGATCTTAAATCAGTCTCGTAAAGGAGGAGACCAGGTAAAATCTGAGCGTATCGGTAACTATCAAGTCACGTACAACTCTGACAACGGTAAGGACAGCTGGGGCGATTTTGCTCGAGCGATGGATATCCTCAACGGTTATAAAAGATACTACTTATAATATGTCTGGTATCTCTCGATTATTTACTGAGTCGGTATCTGTTACTAGGATGGTATGGGCCGGGATGACATCTAGCGAGACCGCTGGAGTTACTTTTAGTGGTCACGTCCAGCAAGCCGCTCCTCAAACAGCTGAGTCTATCGGAGAGACCTGGAGTAAGGTATTTTCGATATGGTGTCCGCTCGGTACTGAGGTAACTGAGGGAGATAAACTGACTGTCTCTGTCGGTAACTATGCCGGGACCTACAACGTCCAACAGATACAGAAAAACGCTGTCGGAGAGAACGCTCATCTCGAGCTCGTCGTAACACTCACACAATGATCCTCAATATAAAACGAGCTGTCGCTATAGCGGTCGGACTCTTTATACTTTCAATCATTTTATTTATGCCGTCGTCGACGGTGACTCAACCGGTGACTCCTCCAGTGGATGACGAGCCGGCTTTACTCCCGGCTCTTGAGCCTTTGATCCTCGCAACCTCGACGAGTGTCACTGAGCCGGAGCCATTACCGCCTGGAGTCACATGCCTTGCTGACTGTCCGCTCATCGAGGCTCTTAATAATATAGTCGAGGACTTTGTACGGCTGACGTACGAGGATAAGCCGGTGCTGATCGAGATCGCTGAGTGTGAGTCGACGTTTCGACACTGGGATCCAGAGACGGGGGAGCCGCTAAGCAATCCAAACAGCTCAGCAACGGGAGCGATGCAACTTATGGCGTCATATCATCGAGAGCCGGCGAGTAATCTCGGATGGGATATTGATACGCTTGAGGGTAATCTCGCTTATGCTGAGTACCTTTATGATACTGAGGGCGTTACTCCCTGGCTGCAAAGTTCTGGGTGTTGGTTGAGCCTATAGATATTGTTGGGTAGTATGGTATCGTGTATACATGATACCAAAATGTATAAAATTTGATAATCCTTGTCTTACTCATAAGGACGGAAAATACAAAAAATGGAAGTGCGGGGAAGTTTATTCTAGTTTAGAAAGAAGCAATCTTTATCAAAAGAGTAAAATACCTTGCTTAGATTTAGAATGTAAGAATTTAATAATAAAGACCAGTAAATATTGCAAAAATTGCTATTATAAATATAATAGCCATCCTTCAAAAGGTAAAAAGTTATCAAAAAAATGGTGCGATAATATTCGAAAAGGCCAAGAACAAACAAAATCTCATATGTGGAAAGGTGAACAAGCAGGATATAGTTCTATTCATAGATGGCTTCGTAAATACTACGGTAGCCCGAAAAAATGTGATTGGTGTGGATTAAAAGGGAGCAGACCAAAACGTAACTGGACAATTCAGTGGGCAAATATAGATGGCTCGTACAGACGAGATATTAAAAACTGGATTTGTTTGTGTGCGAAATGTCACGCAAAACAAGAGAAAGGCTTAAAACATATACCAAAAAGAATACATTGGAAATCATAGTGCAAATATGGCTATAAACAACACTATCTCGGGAGATAATGGAGTCTTCCCTCCCCTCCTCGCTGTCCGGTAAGAGGGCTCGAGGGAGGTGATTCGAGACACACGTCGACGGGGGAGAGAGGAGTGGTATACTTTTATATATGGGAAAAACTGAGATCACACTAATCGGTATCAAGTCTCTCAAGGAGGCGATCAAACGTAATCCGGCTCGAGTAAAAGCTAGAGCTCGGACTTTTTTACAACGTGGTCTCGCTGTGTATCGGCGTGGGATTATAAATGATCCCTGGAGAGTCGGTGGTCGTGGCGGTGGTGCTCCGGTAAGTAATGATCCTCGGTATCGTACGAGTAGTAATCGAGGCTATCAAAAAGCTCGATCTGGTAATCTCCGGGATACTCATAAAACTGAGATAAATGGTCTGGTCGGTATGATCGGTCCAAGTACGCAAGCCGCTCCGTATGCGGCAATGGTACACGGTGGTACTCGTCGTATGAAAGCTCGACCGTGGCTGGACCATACTAAAAAGTCTAAGTCTGGAGAGATCGCTAAGCTCTATCGTGGTATGCTTAAAGAAATTGTCAGAGATCTCGCAAAATAATAACTATGTACGTACAACTCATACAAAAGATTAAAGATACTCTCGCCGCTACAAACGGGGTCGCCTCTTATAGCATCGTCCCGGGAGAGGAGATTACCTCGTACCCTCACGTATTTTTTAAGCCGGACTCTTTTAGTAATGAGTTTTTAACTGGGCAAGATAATGAGGTAATCTATAATTTTCTAATGATCGTAATGGTCACGGCTGAGGGTACTGGAGGATCAGCTGGAAAGGCTTTTGCTGAGGTGCTCCCCTCTGTCGTCGATAGTATCGTCGCTCAGTTTAACGCTGACTGGGATCAAGGGACAATCGGTGGTCATCGAGTACGAGCTCTCGTCGACTCAGCGTCATCCTGGGAGCTGTCGGAGGAGGATAAGGGTCTGGTCGCTTATGCTCCCCTCTCATTACAGATTAAGACTATACTTAATATCTAATGTGCTATTATTAAGATACTTTAAAAGAGTGTAATTATTTATTTATGAGTGAAATTATCGGACGAAATATAGAGATCGGTCTCGCTGTCGAGGCAACTAGAGGGACGGCTGAGAGTACCGCTGACAAGTGGGGTCGTAAAATGACGGCTAATATTGTCGAGCGAGCGACTCACACTGTCGACGAGACGACTCGAGGAGTGCTCGAGGAGGGTATGGGACGACGAGTCGTACAAACTTTTATTGAGGGAGATATGGAGGGTATCGCTCATGCTGATATGATCGGATATCTTTTTGCTAATCTCTATGGACTAGCGGTATCGACTGAGGTCGAGACTGGAGAGGTTTACTCTCACGTCTTTAATCTCCGTCAGAATATCCAGCACGCCTCTCTCACTCTTTTCGCTAAGGACGGATCTGTCCAGCAATCTACTTTCGCTAATGCGATGATCTCGACAATGGAAATCTCAGCGACGATCGATGATTATGTAAGATTTACCGCCGGCTTTATCGCCTCTCTCGCCGCTAGTAATTCTGATACTCCGAGTTACGACACTGAGTATGACTGGATCGCTCGAGACATTACTGTAAAGATCGCCGGGACTGAGGCTGGTCTATCTGGAGCGAGTGCTGTACCAGCTAAAGGACTGACGGTATCGTTTGATCAAGGACTTATCCGGGATCACGTTATCGGCTCATATACTCCGGATGATGTGTACAATGCGAAAATGATGATCGAGGGTACGATGACTCTAAACTTTACAGACGAGACGTATAAAGATTACTACCTCGGTAACGATGAGCTGTACCTCAGTATCACAATTACTGGAGAGGCTGACATTACTGGAGGATCTAATCCAGAGCTTGAGCTGTTACTCAATAAAGTACAGATCACTGACTGGAATCGATCCGGAGACGCCGCTGATCTAGTGACTCAAGAGATTACGTTTCGAGCGTTTTATAACGCTGGAGATCAGAAAGCCTCCCAGGTCACGCTCGTCAATAAGACAGCGAGTTATCCAAACGTACCGACGTCATAATTGACACAATAAAAAAGCCTCCCAGATCGGGAGGTTTTTTGTTATGAGTATCGTCTTTGAAACTTTGACTCGCTCATAAATGACAATCTAAATATATCGATGATGGCGATGATCACTGGTATAAATGTCCAGAAAAAGAGTAACATTAAAAGTCCTCTCTTACTCTCTCCCAGATAAAATCGGTGTCCTCCGATCCCTCCGGTAAAAATTGCTAACAGTATCGCTATCCCTTTATTTTTCATATGTTATCATATAAACATATTAAGCAATAAATTACAACTATGGAAATGCAATTATCGGAGTACAAGGTAACAATTAAAGAGGAGATGAGCTGGGGAGACTCAGAGCAGATCCAGGCTGTGATTATGAGCTCGCTAAAGATCGACGCTAACGCTCGTAAAGAAATCGAGAAAGGAGGCGACTCTATGGATATTAAAGATATGCAACTCGACGGAGCGGCGGTCCTTAATTCTAAGGTCAAATCAGCTGAGTGTCTGATCACTAAAATCGTATCGACCACTAAGACTGACGGAGGAGATGTCGAGGGAGCTCCGGTCAAGTTTACTCGAGAGTGGTTATTTTCACTGACTCGATCTGACGGAGCTAAGCTAATGAAAGCGATCGACGATGTACGAGCTAAGTCTGGAGACGAGTCTGAGATCGAGGGAAAATAGGAACGGATCACGAGTTACGCTTTGAGCTTGAGGGTAAGCGTCCGGCGAGTACCTTTCTGATAATGGAGATACTCGCTCAAGAGTACGGCTGGACTCTGACTGAGATCCGATCATTATCGACGATAGACGTGATGGCTCTCTGGAGAATAGTCATAAAAAGGAGGGATCTGGAAAAAGCTCAGAGTAAGAAAGCTGGTCGATAGTGTATAATTTATTTATATGGATAGTCGTCAATTAAAACTCGTACTCCAGCTCCAGGATAACGCCTCTAAAGAGCTCCGTAAAATGACGGGAGAGCTTGATAAAACTGGTAAGTCAGCTGGTAAAGCGTCCGGGAGTTTCATGTCGATGGCGAAAGGAGTCGCCGCTGTAGCCGCCGCTTATATATCTGTACGTAAGGCGTACGATGCGGCGTCTTTAGGCGTGAGGATTGCGGCTGATATGGAGACCGCTCAAGTCGGTCTGACAACCTTGCTCGGAGATGCTGACGCCGCTCAGCGTACGATCGATCGTTTGAAAGTCGAGGCGGCTCGTACTCCTTTTGAGCTCCCTGGACTAACGCAAGCGACTCAGCTCCTTACGTCTGTTACTAAGGATGGAGACAAGTCTATCGATATCCTCCTCGATGTTGGTGAGGGTCTCGCCGCTATGGGTAAAGGTCAACCGGAGCTCGATCGTATTATCGTTAACCTCCAGCAAATTGCCGCCGTCGGTAAAGCGGCGACGATCGACATTAAGCAATTCGCTTTCGCTGGTATCCCGATTTACGAGATGCTCGCTGAGACGACTGGTAAATCTGGAGAGGCTCTCGGAGAGCTGATCGAGGACGGTGGTGTCACGTTTGATCTTTTGACTAAAATGTTTGACGAGGCTAATGATGAGGGCGGTAAGTTTT